CTGCAATGACTAGGGCATTAAGTGACGCGGAATGCTTAGATGATGCAGAAGAATATACCCCAACAGCCAGCGAATCTAAATATATTAGAGTTGCTACAGATGTGTCGGCAAAGGACACCTATCCGGTTACGGATACAAATGATTCCAAATTAAAATCTTTAGATTTTTCAGATATTCGGTCAGCAACATATTTTCCGGGCACATTTAGATTATCCAAAAATTTTACTATTGCGAGCTTATCTATCGGTGATTTGGGGTTAAGACCATTGGTTGCGCAGCGTAATTTAACCTCCAAAGAAATAGTTATTAATATGCGCATTTTAGCTGAGAATGTGTTAGAACCTCTCCTACAAAAATTTGGTATATTTCAAATAAGCAGCGGCCTAAGAAAAGCGGGCACATCTACATCTGCTAGCGATCACGATATAGGATGTGCAGCAGATATACATTTTGGAACAGTTCCCTTTGAATCTATGAGTAAATCTCAGAGAAATGTAGATAGAATGAAGCATGTTAAAATTGCAGAATGGATGACGCAAAATATTCCCTTTAAACAACTATTGTTAGAATTTAAAACAGATACAATCTATTCTAGAGATATTACAAAATTTTGGATTCATGTTGCATTACAAACTAAAGACAATACTGTAATTCGTCCAAGGTCCGGAACGATCGCATGCGTAATGGATGGAGCGTATCCAAAACTTGATTCTAATGACGAACCTATAATAGGTAAAAATGGAAAACCGGAAACCTATATGCGTTGCGCACCAGAAACTATAAATCGTTTACCTAGACCCCCAGCAGAGACATAATAAATATCAATAATGGCTACTAGTAAAAATACAAAAACTTTCGTTGATCTTGATTTGTCTTTCAAGGCAAACCCCTTTACTAAAGATATCTACCTAAAGACCGACGAAGAGGCAGTAAAGACTGCATTAAAACATTTAATACAAACTAAAAACTTTGAACGACCGTTTCACCCTGAAATAGGTACACAAGTTTATTCTTTATTATTTGAAAATTTTTCTCCTGCTGTGCGTATCGCATTAGAAAGAACAATTCGAGAAACTATAGAAAAATTTGAGACTCGGGTTAGAATAATTAATGTAAATGTACAAGAAACGGTCGAGTCAAATGATTTGGCAATTAATATAGTGTTTGCGCTAAAGAATACAGATACGCCTTTAACGATAACAACCTTTTTAAGTCGAGTAAGATAAATGGCAAATTATAGAATTTCTGAATTAGATTTTGACGAAATTAAAATCAATCTAAAACAGTTTTTAGTTAACTATAGAGATAAAGATAAAAATCTAATTTTTAAGGATTATGATTTTGAAGCATCCAGCTTATCTATTTTATTAGATCTGTTATCCTACAACACTCATTATAACGCATATTTGGCAAATATGGTTGCAAATGAAATGTTTTTAGATTCTGCGGTAAAAAGAGAATCTGCAGTATCGATATCAAAACATCTAGGATATACCCCGTTGTCTTATAGAAGTGCAAAAGCGCAAGTTAGTTTTGTTATCGCAAATCCTGCGGGGAATCCTACTACATTAACTTTACCAAAATTTTCACCATTTTCTACTATTATAGATGGTACGTTGTACACATTTGTAAATTTAGACTCAGTTACAATTAGCCCAGTTAACGATGAATATTTGTTTTCGAATGTGGACTTAGTTGAAGGTCAACCTTTGAATTTTACATATAGAGTCAATGCATCGGGGCCAGACGAAAAATATAGTATACCAAATAATAATATAGATACAAGTACTATCAGAGTAGTAGTACAAAATTCGTATTCAGATACTACGCAAACTACATATACAGTAGCAGGAAACTTGGAAGCTTTAACCGGACAATCACAAGTATATTTTATAGAAGAAAGCCCAACAGGATATTATGAGATATTTTTTGGTGACGGGGTATTAGGTAAAAAGTTGTCTGACGGAAATTTAGTTAGAATAGAATACCTAGTTAGTAACGGATCTAAATGTAATGTATCTAATGAAATTGACCAAGAGTTTTCACTACAAACTAATGTAGGTGGTGTTAATTTGGAGGCGCCTATTATAGCATCTCGTAATTCTACAGGTGGCGATGAAGCGGATAATTTAGAAGAAATAAAATTTAAAGCTCCAAGATTTTTATCATCTTTCAATAGAGCAGTTACTGCAAATGATTACAAAGCAATCATTGAATCAAATTATCCGTTAGTAGAATCAATTTCTGTTTGGGGCGGCGAAGAAAATATTCCTCCAGTATACGGCAAGGTATTTATTTCATTAAAACCATATTCAGGATATACCATTAATACGGAACTTAAAGAAAAGATAAAATTGGAAATTTTGGCAGATAGAAAAATGATGTCTATAATTCCAGAATTTAAAGATCCAAATTATTTGTTCGTTACAGTAAATGCAAAAGTAAAGTTCGATCCTAAAAATTCTAAGTATAATCAATCGGAAATTACTACTTTAGTTAGAGCAAAAATTGAAGAATATTTCCAACAGGAATTGCAAAAGTTTGATAAAGATTTTGTGTATTCCAAATTATCCAGAGCAATTGATTCCGTAGATTTATCGATATTAGGCAATGCGGTATCTTTTCAAATTCAGAAAAGAATAACACCTTTAGTAAATACTGAAAGTATTTACACCGGAACTTCTGCATTAAAATTTGCTAATCAATTGGTATCTAATACAATACAATCTACAGTATTTTATTATAAAAAAGACAATATAATATACTCGGTGTATATAAAAGATATTTTGACTGCGGGTACTACTGGCACATTAAACCTATATAATTCGTTAACTGATACAATACTAATTCAAAATATTGGAACTGTTGATTATGTAAAAGGAACAATTACTATTCCTAGTTTAACTCCTGCCGGATATTATGAAAATAATAATGATATAAGAATTTCTGCGAAGATACCGGAATTAGATATACAATCTAGTAGAGATTTAATTCTAATTATAGATGATAGTACTTCTAGCAGCATTATAAAAAGAAGTGCTGGATTAACCGTAACTATAACAGTCTAAAATGAATAATATTTACGACCCAGTCCGATTAACAGGCCCTTTGAAAATTTATGGTACATCGAGACCTGATAATCTAGATAATTCTCAGTTTAAAAATTCTTTGACTGGGTGGTTTTATCCTTTGTATATAACTAGAGGAGAAGCCATACAAGCAGATTTGGATAGGGGCGGAAAAGGAATATATCAAGTAGTAACTTTTTATGAAAGAGCCGGAGAATTTTATATTCCGGATGCCTTTATAAATTTAGGTAAATTAAAAGATCCGCTAGTATATACATTGTATGAGGGAGATGGCGCTGAAAATCCGTTTAAAAGAATACAAAATAGATTATCTTTATTGATTGCGGATCAATTACCAGAATTTATACAAGATGAATATGGTATGTTCGTAACATTTCTAAAAGCATATTATGAGTTTTTAGAACAAAATAATTCTGCTCAGCAAGTATTACAGGATTTATCTAAATATTCAGATATAGATACAACATCTACCGACTTAATTGAAAAATTTGTGCAGAACTACGCCAACGATTTAACTCAATCTAAACTGGCAAATAATAAATTTTTAGTTAAAAAGATACGAGAAATTTATAATAAAAAGGGGACTGAGCCTGCATATAGATTGTTATTTAATATCCTATACAAAGAAACAATTAGTTTTTTCTATCCATACGACATTGTTTTAAAACCTTCATCTGGTAAATGGATTACTCCTAAAGCCTTGCGAGTCAAGCAAACAAATGCCAGACAAAATGTATTTGAATTTGAAAATACGCAAGTACAAGGAAGAACGTCAAAAGCTACTGCAATTGTAAGTAAAGTAATTAAAATTATTTTAGAAGAATATGAAGTATACGAATTAATTTTAGATACCACAAGCGTATCTGGGGAATTTTTAAAAGATGAACAAATTGATGCAGTAAAAACTATTTTATTATCTGGAGAGATTCGCAACTTTACAATTTCCCCGTTAAGCGCGCAAGTATATTCTGTTTTAAGTAAAATAGATATACTGGATGGGGGATTAGGATACAAAAAAGGACACCCTGTACAAATAACAGATACTGAGGGAAAATTAGCAAAAGCAACAGTTAATAATGTCAATAGATTTGGAACAATCACTGCATTTAATATTATAGAATCGGGGGTAAACTATAGTAATGCTACAAGCATAGATGCCGGATTACCAACCGAATTACTTTCAGGTACATATTCATATTATCGTGGAGCAGTTACAGTAACTTTTCCATTACAACATGGATTGGTTAAAGGAAAAAATATTGAGGTGTTTTACTCCGGAAATATTTTTAGTCCAATTGATAATACGTCGCATAAGGCAATTGTTGCATCAGTTCCGAATGTAAGAACAATTAGATTTAGATATCCGGGAATTTAAAAATGGCAACAACTCCAATAGTAAAATTATACATTACATCACCTAACCCTATAGTAAGCGAGGGGCAGGTAGCTAGATTTGATCTTCGGGCGGAAAATTTAAGTTCTGGTACAGTGGTACCATATCAAATATTTGGTATACAGCAAGGAGATTTAATAGGTGCAGCGCAAACCACGGGAAGTGTGACGTTTGTTGCAACCGGAATTCCAAATGAATCTAATGCAAATGTTACTTTGTCGATTACTGAGGATTTTGTAACAGAAGGACCGGAAAGTATATTTTTAATATTACAACCAAGCTTTCCTTACTCTTTAGAAATATCGTCTACAGTTACAATACAAGATACATCTATAAATGTAGATCCCATTTATAATATTAGTGTAGATAAAACCACCGTAATTGAGGGCGGAAGTGTAACCTTTACTTTAACTACGTATAATGTTCCGGCGGGTAGTATAATCCCATGGGAGTTAGTGCCCGTAAGTGGCGATATTACTATTTCAGATTTCTCAAATATCAAAGCATTAACTGGGTATTTTCCTCCTACTGTAGGTGTAGGTGATGCGAATGTTGCAAGTTTTATAGTAACTACTCGAGACGATTTCATCTTTGAACAAACAGAGACATTCTATTTAGCTTTATTAAACAACGCTGCCTCAAGTCAAATTGTTAGAATTATAGATTCCGGTAATACACTAATTACCTCGGATAATACGTTCACAGGAAACATCTCTATAAAATTTTTAGATAAAGCAATATTAGCTGCAAATATAGGTAGTATATCATCGGGCAAAAGTTTTTGGGATGGCACCACTGGTCTACTTTCAGAGGATATGGTTCTTCAAGGTAAACTACCCTTTGGAAACGAAGACACTTTAGCATTTTATCATCCGTTTTCCTATGTTATAAGATCAACCAAATCTATAGAAGAATGGCGAGATTCTATAAAAAATTTGCTACACCCTGCCGGATTGACCATTTTTAGTGAAATAAATAATGAGACTCTACCGAATTCTGTTTTATCATTATCACCTAAATCTGTAGAAGATTCTACAACAGGTGTAATAGATATTGTAAGTGTAAGTAATGATATATCTAGCTCATCGAACAGTTTTACTGTAGATTCAGTAACCTTTTAATCTAATAGATAATAAATAATAAATGCCGAATTTAGTTACCAACCAATTTAAAATCGTAAATGCGAAAAATTTTATTGCTCAGTTTGCTGACTCTAATAATTCTTTGTATTTGTTTTTAGCTAAACCTAGTATTTGGTCAACTGAATCAGAGTTACCAAATGACCCCGTAGATACGCAGTCGTCCTATTTTAATACTTGGGACGAAATGATTAGCTTAAAAAAGATAAATCCGGTAAATATAGTTTCGGTAGTTAAACGAATAAATTGGGTGAGAAACAGTGTTTATGCTGAATATTCCCATGATGACGCAAATCTATATCTTAAAAATTACTATGTAATTAATAGAGAGTATGATGTATATAAATGTATAGATAATGCTAAAGAAACAGAATCAACAATTGAACCTACTGGAAAAAGTTTAAATATTTTTAGTACTTCAGATGGTTATAAATGGAAGTATTTGTACACAGTATCAACATCTGATAGATTAAAGTTTTTAACTGATAATTGGATGCCGGTTAGACTCAATGAAGATGTGGCAGCAGTTGCTAAAGATGGGGCAATTGAAAACATTAAAATAATTAACGGCGGCATAGATTATTCGATTCGGGCAAATGTTATTATTACGGGCGATGGTATTGGTGCTAATATTACCGCAAGACAAAGTTTAGGCGTAATATACGATTTTAACTATATTAATACTGGAACAAGATATCGGTTTGCTAAAGCTGTTTTATCTGATAGTAATAGTAACGGCAGAAGTGCAAATATAAAAGCTATATTAAGTCCATTAGGTGGGCACGGGTCAGACCCAATTTCAGAACTTAATTCTAATTATATTATGATTAATGTTCGCACAACGTATAACGAAGGTTATGGAGATTTTCCTGCAGGATTTTCATACAGAAAATTAGGTATTATAAGAAATCCAAAAGATATAACAGGAAATGTTGCATCTAGCTCTACTTTAAGTTCTTTAAACGGTTTGTCGTTAACAAACAGCAATGGAACTTTTTTAAATAATGAATTTATAGAAGGACTTGTATCTGGCGCAAATGCGTATGTAGTAACTGCAAATATCGTAACCGGCAATGGATATATAAAACATATTCAGTCGAATGATTTAACATATAATTTTAAAAATTTCACAATAGGTGAACAGATAGTAGGAATGGTCTCAGGCGCCACCGCTACCGTTTCTAATACTTTATTAGCAGAAGTAATATCGGATACTGGAGAAATTCTTTACATTGAAAATAAATATCCAATTACTAAGTTACCCGATCAAACAGATAGTTTACATCTTGTATTAGAATTTTAAGGAAAAACCATGGCAGTAAATACTTCAGTTTCCCCATATTTTGACGATTTTGACGAAACCAAAAATTATGTCAAAATATTATTTAAACCCGGATTTGCCGTTCAAGCAAGAGAACTTACTCAAACGCAATCTATACTGCAGAATCAAGTAAAGGCTGTAGGTAATTTTTTATTCTCAGATGGGGCAAAAGTTCGAGGACCGAAACCGTCGGTAAATGAAAACTCTCGAACAATTAAATTAAAAACTACAGATGCGTTGGGTACGCCTATTAACTTGCAAAGTTTATTAGGTACATATGTTACCTCAGCGGATTCTGAAGTTTTGGGGTTAGTAGAATTTGTGTATGAGGCAGATGATCCTAATATAGGTGATCCTCCAAGTATAGTTATATCTTTAAAAAGATACAATACTTCTAATGCGGGGGTGTTTGCCCAAGATACACAATTAAATTTTTATTTAGATTATACAGAGGCACTAAACAAATATACTGCTAATTATACCGCATTAACCGCAACAGATATTACAAAGAATGCGATTTGTAGCGTTACGGAATATTCTACATTTGTGACATTAGATAATCCTAGCACAATTATAGAAATAGGAGATCTGTTAGTTCATCCTAATATTTCAAAATTAATATACGTTACAAATGTTGTGGGTAGTCAAACATTAGAAGTAAGTGAGCCCCCGGGCACTTCTTTTGGCAGTCAAAATATTTCGTTTGTCAATAAGGCAACAAATCCTACTACAATTTTTACACAAGATACCGCAGTATTTTATAAAGCTGGATATTTTATTACATGCGTAAATCAAAAAATAGTACCGGATAAAAGAACTGCATATCCAACTAAGTTGATTGCATTTTTATCAGATCAACAAATTATTACAAGTGACGATGATCCTAGTTTATTAGATCCTGCATTGGAAAGTTCCAATTACTTTGCAGCTGGTGCTGATAGATTAAAAATTGATTTGAATTTAGCATCTTTAGACTTAGTAAATACTACAGAAGAAGACAAAAATTTAATACCGTTATTGGTTTTCAATAAAGGCAAAATTGAATATAATGTAGAACTTTCCAATGATGCAGAATTGGATAAAAAGTTAGCCGAAAGAACATATGACGAATCGGGTAGTTATGTTGTAGATCAATTTCAAATATCTGCAGATAATACATTAGAAGCAAACGTAGATATGAGATTTAAAATATCTCCGGGCAAAGCTTATGTCGGCGGGTACCAAGTTAAAACAGTTGATAGTACAGAAATTCTTGTACCTAAGCCCGGAGCAACTGAGACTAAATTGGGATTTAATGTTAATACTTCATACGGAAATTACTTTAGAGTAAACGGTTTAAGTAAAAAAATTATTTCTCCGTCGGATTTAGTTGCAAGCTCATTATTTTTAGAATTACATAATGTAGAAAATCCTACGTCAAGTGCTACTTTGGTTGGTACGATAACTTATAAAAATATAGAATATGATAGCTATATTGATTCTGTTACGGGAACTGTATTAAAATTATTCTTTCATGATTATTCGCCAGTTAAGGAAGGTGCTCCATCATGGGAAGAATGGGCATTTAAGTATAAAATACCTAGAAAAGAAGGTGAATTTATCGCGGATGAGTTATATACTACAAACGCACTATTAGGAAATTTTGGTCCTGCGAGTACTCCATATTATGGATTATTTAGAGAGCCGGATACGGAGGGTGTGGCATTTTGGCATTCTAGATGGAAGGCTGCAGGAGACGACATCTCAAAGATTAAAGAATCGTTTGCTCTTGCCCCTTCGTTTGGGGACATAGATTACGACAGAGTAAGAACAAATGCAAAAACATTTTTAGAAAGATTTAATAATAGTCCATTCTACGATGGACTATTAAATACTAGACAAATTCGAAGTATAGTGGGGGTTGCAAATAATTTAACAGCTCACGGTACAGCTGCAACATATGCAAATCCATTCTTTTATGCAAAAATTGCCCCTAGCGGAATTAATCCTAGCAGCGGAGAAGCAACATTTTTTGATAGTAATAAAGATACTACATCATTAATATCGCCCATTAGTAAATCATATATCAAAACCTTAGATAGATTAAATACAAATTATACTAAAGTTGTTTCAAGTGCAGTATTTTCTTCGGGGACACATTCAAGAACAATTTCCTATCCGGAAACATTTGCGTTAGGAGACGGAACAATTGCTGCTAGTACTGCAAGAGCAAACTTTATAGTATTAGTTAAAACCGGCGCAACGGCAAGTGTTCCATTGGGGGTATTTAACTTTGAAACTGGTACTGTGACAATTTCATCGGATGCTACTACCGTAACCTTTAATTTAGGCGATGCTACTTTTACTGGGCTTTGCGATATCGCAATGGTTATAGAAAACGATGATGTAGTCCCCAGAACTAAAACATTAGTTGAAAATCAAGCAGTAATTACAAACGTATCATTAGCAGAACTACCGTTCTCATTAGGCGTTTCGGATATTGTGTCGTTTAATGGTGTTTATAAAATTGACAATATTTCGAATACCTCATGGGCAGATTGGGCAACCGAATTTGGAATACCCGAAGCAGATGGAAGATATATTTCAGCGCAATTATATGAAACTAACGCATTATTAGGAAACTTTGGTATTCCAGCAACGCCTTTCTATGGATTATACAGAGAACCGGATACGGAAGGTGTAGCGTTTTGGTATAATAGATGGATAGCTGCGGGTGGCAACATTAATCCAATTAATGCAATTAATGCAATAAAAGAAGCGTTTGTACTAGCTCCGTCTTTCGGTACTACAGATTATGCTAGAACACGAACAAGTTCTAAAACTTTTTTAGAAAAAGATAATAACAGTCCTTTCTATGATGGGTTATCTTTTAAGTATCAGGGGCAATGGAATTCTACAACGTCATATACGTATGATGATCTTATAGTATATGGCTCTGCGGTGTATAAAGCTATTGCACCATCAACAAATGTGGCTCCAACAGATTCGCAGACCTGGATACTAATGCAACAGGAACCCGCAAGAGACTACAATTTAGATAATGGTCAACGAGATCAGTTCTACGATCATGGTACAATAACATATGTGAATCGAGATATAGAGGCGTTGCCACCAGGCCAAGTTTTAACTGTTGTAAGTTATTTTCAGCATACTGGCGAAGGACCTGTTACAGTAGAATCATATCCTGCAAATTTTTATAGCAGTATTCCTGTATATAGATCTGTGGTAGATGCAAAAACATATAATCTTAGAGATTGTTTAGATTTTAGACCAAGGCGCGTGGATGGGTCAAAATATCAAAACTTTGATACCGCAATTATTCCAAATTCAACTATAACAACTGAAGTCGATGTAACGTATTTTATAGGAAGAAAAGATAGAATTTATGTAACTAATACTCGTCAAAATTTTACTTCACCGTATGATAAATTTTATGTTGAAGTGGGTAAAGAATCAGTAAATCCGGAAGCAAGTGAGGATAATTCAGATTTAACAAAATTATCAATTGCAACATTAGATATTCCTCCGTATGCCATTAACGGGTTTGATGTTAAAATAACATATGAGGACAATAAACGATTCACTATGAGAGATATTGCTAAATTGGAAAACTTGGCAATAGACTTAGATAGAACTGTTAAATTGCAAACTGCAGAACTTTCAATTTTAAAGTCTATAATTTTAGATGAAGATCAAGAAACGGAACTATTAAAATCTGGTATTTTGG